GAAACTATGTTGATGGAGATCAAGCGTGACTCTAAGGCGAAGTTCACACCCGACCAATTAAAGTTTATGGCAGACTGGAAGGGCGGCCCAATTGCTCGTGTTGACAGCGTTGATGCGGCATTAAGAGCACTAGGAGTAATCCAAAAAGTGTTATAAAATTAGATTACAGCGTTTAACTAAGGTCTATCATGCCACTCGTAAAATCAAAATCCCCTGCCGCAGTAGGTGAAAACATTAAAACCGAAGAAGCCGCTGGTAAGCCAGCAAAACAAGCACTTGCTATTGCTTTAAGCGTACAAGATAAAGCTAAAAATGGTCGCAGAGCTAAGATTCAAGCCGAATACGAAAAACACATGAAGTCTAGCGAAGAAAAAGGCGAAACCAAAAAAGAGTCTAAAAAGACTGAAATGGGAGAAATGTAATGGCTAACTGGATTGCAGGTGCAATTAAACATAAAGGCGCATTAAAAAAAGAATTAGGCGTTCCTGAAGGTAAAACAATTCCTAAGGGCAAACTTGAAAAAGCGGCAGAAGCTAAAGGTAAAGAAGGTCGTAGAGCTAGATTAGCTTTAGAACTCGAAAAGTTTACTAAAAAATGAATCGCAAAGATGCCATTCGTGCCGCTATAGACAAGCAATGAAAGATTACAAATGAAGCCAATGGATCATAAGTACAAGAAAGAAAACGCTTTATTGCGTAATCATAAAGAAACTACTTTAGAAAAGAATCAAGCTGATCGAATCGCCCGTAGAAAGCTGATCGCCAATAAACTTAAAGACTTAGATAAAGAAGTAAAGTAAATGGCTTGGAGTGACAAGTTAGCCGATATGCTCCGTTTAAATGACGGAGATCAGGCTTATGTAGGTTATCCACAAATGCAGGTTGGCTTAACAAAGCCACGCCAAGCAGGTTACGCTACGGGATTTCTTGAGGGTGCAACTGGTGCAGATTCTATGCAACCCAAAAATCCTATTACAGACCCTAATTATGATGCTTACGCACAAGGCAAGAATACTGGTGAACTAGCTGGTATTGGGGCTATGGCATTACCAGCATACGCTATGGCATTAAGAGCAAGTGCTCCAAAAGCCGCAGACATGATTGGTAATTACATGGTTAAAACAGGTGGCATACAGCCAATGTTTATAGGCCCTGAATCTGCCATGTGGAATAGTGTAGATGCTGGTAAAGCCGCATTAATGCTAAACAAAGGTGCTGATAAAAAAGAAGTTTGGAAAAAGTATATGACTGCCAAATCCCCTGAAGGGGCGTTTGTGCAAGAAATTAGTGACGCTGAATCAAAAGCTATTCCAATTAAAGACATAAAAAGCTGGGGTTCACGAGAAGATTTGTTGCGAGGTAATAAGGCTGGTGGCGGTATAGATGAGTTTTTGCAACATGATGAATTAGCAAGAGCTTATCCAAATGGCGTCATGGGTTTTGGTAATGCTAATCAACGAGCAACAATGACGGTAACGCCAGTTAAAAGCCAATCAGGTGGGTTAAGCCCTGATAAAAACATTATGGTTGGGTTAAACGCTAATAGAGGGCCTGAAGCTACAATAAACCGTGATACAGCTTTACATGAAATACAACATTTAATTCAGCGTAAAGAAGATTGGGCTAAAGGTGGCAATCCTGAAGAATTTAAACAAGCATTAAAAAAGGTTGACGAAAAAATTGTTGATTACAACACGCAAATGTCAGCTTTAGTAAAGAAAATGGATAATTTACCATTTAATTCTTTTGAAAAATCTGCATTAAAACAACAATATAATGATTTAATGGATCAAAAATTAAGATTAGTGCCTTTAGCTCAATCTGATCCAATGGATTTATACAATAGACTAGCTGGTGAAGCCCAAGCTAGGGTTACTGAAGTTCGTAAAGATTTAAACATGGCACAGCGTAGGGAAAATTACCCTTTTGAACAAGGGCAATATGGTTATGATCTTGACCCAAAAACTTTAATCATTAAAGATACCCCTTATGATTTTGACAGACGAAGCATGATTGAGCGTTTGATGAATCAGCAAAAATAGAGTAGAATTAACTTATCTTAATCAACCACTTGGATAAGGTATGGATTCTAAAGTAGAAAAAACTAGAAATAAGACAGGCGGTCGCTCTGTAGGTACGCCTAATAAGTCCACAGCACTCGCTAGAGAAGCGATCGCTAAGTTCGTGGATGGTAACGCTGACAAACTGCAAGAATGGCTTGATGCCATCGCTATGAACGAAAAACTAGGCCCTAAAGTAGCTTTTGATTGCTTCATGCAAGTAGCTGAATACCACGTTCCTAAGTTAGCTAGGACAGAACACACTAGCCCACAGGATGAGCCAGTCAAAGTAATTCACGAACATAAATTCCTTGACTGAGATAGTTAAAAAATATGAGTACCCCTACAAGGCTAGGGATGCTTTCTTAGACTTTCACCAAAGAAAAGAACGCTGGGCTGTATTAGTCTGCCACAGGAGAGCAGGGAAAACTTGCGCTACTATCTGCGACATTATCCGCAGGGCTATCATGGAAAAGAAACCTGACGGCAGATACGCTTATATAGCCCCGTACTACGCACAAGCTAAAAACATTGCTTGGGATTATTTACTTAAGTTTGCAGAGCCAGCCATTGTTAAGGCTAATCAGTCAGAATTATGGGTAGAACTGGTTAACGGGGCAAAAATACGGCTATTTGGTGCTGATAACCCTGATGCTTTGCGTGGTCTTTATCTTGATGGCGTGGTTTTAGACGAATACGCAGATATGAAACCCCGTCTTTGGGGTGAGATTGTTAGGCCATTGCTTACAGATAGAAACGGTTTAAACGGCTATCAGACATGGGCTGTGTTTATTGGTACACCAAAGGGTCATAACGCCTTTTACGACATCTACAGCAACGCTTTAAAGAGCGACAACTGGTATGTCAAGACATTAAGGGCTGACCAGTCAGGTCTGATTCCTGATGCTGAATTGCTGGATGCTCAAGCCACAATGTCTAGCAACCAATACGAACAAGAGTTCTTATGCTCATTTGAAGCGGCAATTATGGGGGCGTACTATGGTCAAGAGATGCGTAGAATTACTGACTTGGATCGAATTACTACTGTTGACTATGATCCTATGTTCCCCTGTCATACTGCTTGGGATTTGGGTTTTAATGACTCCACTTCAATATGGTGGTTTCAGGTGGTTTATGGGGAGATACGGGTTCTAGATCACCACTCATCTAACGGACAGGCTGTGCCATTCTATACAGGACTGCTTGCACAAAAAGAAGATGAGTTCGGGTACAAGTATGGCTATCATTACCTGCCGCATGACGCTAGAGCTAAGACTATGGCATCGGGTGGTAAAAGCATAATTGAACAATTTGCGACAAAAATCGACATAAAACACCTAAAAATCGTTCCAAACCTGTCAATTCAGGATGGAATACAGGCAACAAGGCTTGCATTAACTCGCACTTGGTTTGATAATAGATGTGAAGAAGGTATCGAATGTTTGCGTCAATATCAACGGGAATGGAATGATGATAAAAAATGCTTTAATGACCGCCCAAAACATGATTTTACGAGTCATTCTTCCGATGCGTTTCGCTATCTTAGTATTGTATGGAAAGATGAGGACAGCCCTATCCTCAAAGATTCAAGAGTTAAGGGACTTCATGTCGGGCAAACTGATGTAACGCTCAACGAGATGTGGAAAGAAACACCAAAACAAACCTTTAGGAGAATCTAATGTCAGCCGTAGCCCTACCTTATGCAGTCTATTATGAAACTGTTGCCGCATCACAAACTGCCCAAGTATTAGGCGTTACTGGTGCTAAAGGCGATATAGTTAGTAACCTTATTATTACTGTCAATGCCTTAACTACTGGCACAGTATCGCTACTGGATGGCGCAATATCCTACCCACTTACAACCGCTACTACCCCTGTTGGCTTATATATGCTGACACTTGATGCCCAGTCAGTAAGCGGAGCATGGAAGATTACTACTGGTGCTGGTGCTACCGTATTTGCTACAGGCAACTTTACTTAAGGAATTACTATGGAACACGAATACCAAGATTGGTATAACACTATTGGTCAGTACGAGCGCACCTTTAAAGAGTGGGAAGGTAGAGCCGACAAGATTGTTAAACGGTATCGTGATGACAGTCGTACTAGGAATAACCCTAATGCAAAATTTAATATTTTGTGGAGTAATGTACAGACTATTACCCCAGCTATCTTTGCTAGATTGCCTAGACCTGACGTAAGCCGCAGGTTCAGAGATAACGATCCAATAGGTAGAGTAGCTTCTATGATGCTTGAGAGAGCATTGGACTACGAAATCACCCACTACGGTGACTACAAATCCGCTATGAATCAATCAGTTAATGACCGTCTGTTAGGTGGGCGTGGTACTAGCTGGGTTCGTTATGAG